GAGTGACTATTCGACCCTGCTCGGTTTCCGTCATAGGAACGTCAAAGACGTATACGTGATACACGTTGTTTACGCCTTCCGAGTCTTTGAAGGAAAAACTGAAATAGGAATACGTTCCCTTTTTCAGATTTATGATCCCACGAGTCTCCTCTTCTAGCTCGCGAACTGCACAGCGTAGAGGATTGAAGATTTCACGTCGCCGGCACCCACCGGTGACAAACGTCCATTCTTTGTATCTTCGGTCGTGGACCACTAGGAACTTGGCCGGCCCGGGCCCGGGCCCGCTACTCACCGGTATAGCTATACTCTTATGTCTTTCAAGCGGAAGGTCGTTTCGTGACGGATTCATCACTCTCTACTACTGGGCTGTCAAAATAATTGGCCAAGTTACGCGACCGTGGATCATAAGTAAGCAAAAAAACGAGTCCCAAAAGTAAGATCCAGGGCCAGACTTGCATCCTGATATATGCACATACCATTTAATTTGCGTAAAGAACCGAGCCCATGCCCTTCTGGATTCGGAGCACATTGTAGTTGACTGCGTACAGGTATGCAGTTCCTACAAATCCCGGGCCTCCGGGAAGGTTCGTGGCGCCAGGGCCGGCCACTGACTGCGAGAGGGTAAGGGCCTGGAGGCCCGTGCGGTTCGGAGTGACGCTGGTATCAATTAGGCCAGTAGGCACGACCAGGCGGTACGTGTCGAGCCGAGAGAAGTTGAGGGTTCCCGTCGGCTGTAGCTTGGAGGTGTCGAGGCAGTAAGGAATGATTAGGATAGGGGTCTCGGCGCCGTTTGAAAGATATCCCCAAGGAGTGTGATAGTACTGGTTGGCGTCCGTCCAGCACGGAAGAGGGCGAGACTCGCCGACATCAACGCCGTTAATCTGGACCTTGAGCTGATAGTTAGAAGCCCCTGTAGAGTTTCCTCCAAACGTCGCGCCAGTTGTGTACACATTGCCATACTGAACACACTGGAAGGCTAGGAACTTCACTGGGTGCGCCAGAGCGAGTTCCTGTACGGCATTGTTGCCTATGGGAACTCGCTGAACCTGCGTCATCAGCAGATCGAGGGAGGCTTGCGCAAAGTACTCGCGCTCAGCCTGGTCAAGATACACAAAGTTGCACCAGCACTGATAGTTGAGACCCGCATAAGTTGTCGAGGCGTTGGGAGTGGCAAGGGCGGGGACCAGTGTAGAGCTCAGTGTCCCGGCCCACGTGATGCGAATCTCCACATCGTGGTACTGGAGAGCCACGAGGGGCAGGCTCACCGACCAGTCCTTGCAGAAGAAAAACTTGAATGGATAAAATGAAGACTTCTTATTTGTAGGCTTTAGCACGTTATCAGCGCCTGAGTTGGTGTTCAAATAGCGCTGGGACCAGTTCGAAGCGCCGACGGCTGGCTCAACATCAAGGTCGTAATTCGCATCATGAAGATCAATAACCTGGCCACCGATGAGGAGCTCGATGCGATCAATAACCTGCATCCAATCGAGATTGGGTATTTGAGCGCCGTTATTATCTCTGGCCGTCAGGTACATGTAAGAGAGTAGATCGCCCTTCTTCTCGATACGAATAGTCGAGATGGACCCAGGGTAAGGAATGCCCTGAATGGTCTGGCGCTCTACCGCAGCTGCGTAGTGAGTATACCGCTTATAGTTGGATCGGAAGAAGGAAATTTCGGGCTTGCCTGAAAGCCAAGTATCCTGGGCGCCGATAGCGACGAGCTGGACGATTCCTCCACTCATTTACTAAGTACATCTAGTTTTTTCACACAGTGGCCCACGCGGGAATGGCAAGTGGGTTGTTGATGACCTGGTTCCGGGCAATATTTAGATTGCGCTGAGAGGCGAGGGGGTTCGGCTCGCTCTTGTTATTATTGAGGTTCCAGTTCTCTGGGGGCTTGTATGGTCCTGCACCTCCTGCTGCGTGAATGTCCATAGGACCCGGGCGCAAGGGGATGGACTCTGCGCGAGCGCGAGTGGCTGAACCGGTTGCCCCCTGGGGATCTGCCCGGACATTCATACGGCCTCCGTTTCCTGCACGGTCTGGATTTACACGGTTTCCTGTGGAATGAGGGAGTTTGCCGTCTGTCAGATTTGAATTGTATCCCTGATAAACCTGAGCATACTGTCCAGGGCCCATCTCGAGCCCATCGCCCATACGCCAGCCCGTCTCTTGGCGAATAGTCGTCCGGCGCGTCTTGATCTGGTCTGGGCGTCCTTCGGGTGCACGGATGATGCCCTGGCCTTGGCCACTGTTCTGAGCAGGAGGCCGGTACCACGCCTTTGTCGCCTTGGCCTGGTGTCCCAACTGACCGTTGATCAGGCCATCTCCCGCAAACTGGACGCCACCGCTCTTCACGAAGTAGCTGGCGGGGCCCTCGCCACCTGGGAGAGTTACGAGCTTTTCTTCGTTTACGTTGTTGGGCAAAGCGCGGAAGAACTGCTGGAAACCGCCAATCGCTGGAACATTGGGGGCGACGCCGAGACCTGGACCGACGTGTACCCGCTCCACCGGAGCAAGGTTATTCATCTTGTTCGTAACATTCTCGCGGTCATACAGATCATATACTGGCTGACCATGCGGATACCTGTTGGCAATGGGAGACCAGTCCTGAAGAGACGGGACTGCCTCCTTGGGTGGGAGATAAGCATCGCCGATACGACGACCGAACGAAGGGTTAATAGGACGGAGACCAAATGCGTCGGCGGCACGGCCGGGCGCGTCTGCTGCAAGATCCATATCCTGCCGAGTCAACTGATGGGGAGTATTCATAATGGGCACAGTGGTTGCGGGCGGAGGGTCAGACTGGCTGAATCTCTGCCCCGCAAACACAAGACCGACAACTGCTGCTAGAGCCAATGGGTCCATATTACTTTTAGTTTATATTTTAACCTATGTACCGAACACGGCCTGGGGTCGACATGGCAGCCCAAGGAGTGGGCCGAACATTGAGGTAAGGAACCACCGTGGGGTTGCGCTGATTGAAACGGCTATTCTGGTCGTTTGAATAGGTGCTAATAGGATCAAACAGGAGAACTGGGAACGGATCTCCGCCAATGTACAGATTGGGGAAATCATATGGGCGCTCGGCATACTGATCCTTCCATGTGCTGGTCGACTGGGACCGAAGACGATCATCCACGCGAACTATATCGTCAAGGACAATCGTCGCTGGACCCTGCCAGATCTTGGGCTGGAGTGTCAGACCATCCGTTTGGAGGATACGACCCATTACTGTTTATACAGGTTATTTTTCCAAGTGCGGGAACTTGGCTCTTAACGCCCATTTCCGGCTCGCATCTGCGGACGCTCTGGGAAGTGGAAGCGGTCGCTGTCCACGTCCACGACACCGGAACCATCCTTGGCGAAAGGCTGGAACTTGGCTCCAAAGGCTCCCTCCGCGAATGCGTTCTGGTCGTTCGGAATGGTCGTACTGGCTGGGCTATAGAAGTTGCGCTCTGCATCGCGTTTCTTCTCGAAAGGGTGAATAAAGTCCCAAACCTTGTCGGTCTCCTCTTTGACGCTTGCTGCCCAGGCTGCTGGAGGACGGTCTGGACGATCAACATAGTCAGTCATGAGAACATTACCCATAGGGTTATCTATTGTGGGCATAGTGACTGTATCACGGGCCCAGTATGGAGCGCGACCTTCACTCTGCACCGGACGCACCTGACCATCTGGAATCTGGTTATTTACAAAGAGAAAGTAGAGAACGGCCAAAACCAGAATACCAAGGGCGAGTATACGCGAATCCCGTTTTATCAGGTAAAGGATAGCCATGGCATAAACGATGAAACGCGTCGTGGCCGACACCCGATCCTTGGCAGACTGGGAACTTGTCGGCCAAAACTCAAGAAGCTTGTCCTTCCGGAATATCTCGTGAGGATCCATCTACTATTTACTTCTTACTTTTTTTCTGACGTGAGCCACTTGCTACACGACGCTGGGGCTGAGGGGCACCAGGGAACCCACCTCCCCCCATCATTCCAGAGAGAAGGCCACTCAGCGCAGCGGGGTCAAAGGCACCGCTCTCTGCACACTTCTTGGCAGCAGCCTCGATGGCTCCAAGCGTCTCTGGTGGGAACATCGAGAGGGTCATACCGATCATATACATACCATTCAAATGGTTCCAGATGGCCTGCTTTGCCTGATCAGATGCTCCGGACCAGACGGGAGAGAAGGCCATCTGCTCTATGAAGGCGGGGTCACGGGTCGCAAGACCCTTGGAATCAATCTTCATAAAGGATTCGAGCGGGCCCCGTACAGACGCCTCGCGAGCCGCCACAAACTCCGCCTTGAAGGTCTTCACGGAATCGGCATCCGGAAACGCACACTCAAGGTCCGTGATAAAGTCAGAGTACAACTCGTTAAACGCATCCAGGGAACTCATTTTAAAGAAAAGTGATTTATTTTTTAAGTCAAAAAGGTTCTAAACTCACTGACTCCCGGTGACCAGAACCTTGGGCAACTATGAAGTAAACGAGGATCGCAACAAGGAAGGCGGGCTTGGCGTACTCCGAGTTTGGCGCACCAACCTTTCCATTCATCTTGTTTTTAGCCATGAGATATCCAATTGTGACGATGCCAGCTATAATCGCCGCGCTTACAGGCTGGCGAAGATACTGATCCATTATTAATTAAGGCCCATCTTTTTTACCACCCTCTGGCGCGTCTGGGAAGAGTTCCTCCTTATGGGGCGTCTGATTCATGGGTGTTACGTTTATAACCTTTGAGCCACCGGGAGTCTCGTCGGGATTGGGCAATTCGCTGGCATCGACAGGCGTCGCACCCTCGGGCCCTCCCTGAGCCTCCGCAGCATCCATCGCCTCCCCCGGGTCGGCCATAACATCCTCTTGATGGGTATCTTCGATAAGATCTTCGCCAACCTCCTCGGGTTCCTCCTCCTCTCCCATATTGAAATCATCAATATTTTTAGGAAAATAGTTGTCCATGATTGCCTCGAGTGGCACCAGATTCTCTATCGTCTCCCGAATGCACTTCGTGAAGCGACGCGTCAGGTCTTCACGGCGCTCGGTAGGCGTCTTTTCCTCCGTGATGATGTAAGGG